ATTTAACCTGCGCTAGAATAATTCATCGTAAACTAACCATAAACGGGGTTTACACATGAAATTTACCATACGCCAAATCGACATTCGAAAGCCAGAAGACTGCACGGTGGTTATGTACCTGCAATCTCAGTGTTTACCCGGCGATACGCCGATGGAAGTCGATCACGGGCATTGGTGGATTGCGTACACTGAAGAAGGCAAGCCGATTGGATTTGCGGGTTTGACGCGTTCCGCTCAGTGGATCAATGCAGGCTACATGTGCCGCACGGGTGTATTACCTGCATATCGAGGGCATGGGCTACAGAAACGATTGATACACGCTCGCATCAGAAAAGCACGGTCGCTTAAATGGAAGTGGTTGCTTACTGACACGACTGATAACCCCGCTAGCTCAAACAGCCTGATAGCTTTGGGGTTCCGTCTATACATTCCGTCTATACCTTGGGCATTTAAAAATAGCCTATATTGGCGACTAAACGTATCTAAAAACTAAACCGACCGCACCACCACGCAAGTCCCCTTAAATACATCAACCCTGACGTCCGCTTCCAAAACCGCCGCTAAAGAAACAAGTTGCTCTGCACACCCTGCTTCAGTGTAAGCTGGTTTTCCCTGTAAAAACGAACAATCGCCTGAAATCAGGCAAACAAACATTATCGGTATCCAAAACATTTTTATCTCCACAGAAAATATAAAAGTTGGTATACCTACTGTACTGCTAATAGGTTTTGCTGTACACAAATAAAAACCCCCACCTTTTGAGTGGGGGCTAATCAGGCTAGAAGCTTGATTTATATTGCTTAGGCACCGGGCGAGCCGTACATGCCGAGGGCATCAGAGAAGCCAAACGAATAACGCTCACGGGCTTTGTAACGTACGTTACCCGTGTCGAAATCACCGTCCATTCCTGTTGACATTGGCGTACGAACAAAATGCTTCATGCCGTTAGGAACGTCTGTCTTCAAGAACCAAGCGTTTGTGTCGGTCAAGAAGTGGTTGATGGTGTAACCCTGTGGGATCGAACCATTGTTTTCGATAGCGTTGATGTCGTTATCTGATGTGCCGACGCGGAGTTTTGTTTCCAACAAGCGGGTTGCAACGAATTGCAGTGCTGGAGGAACGATCAACTTCACGGGGCGGGCAGCGATCAACAAGCCACGCTCATCTGTCCAACCAGCGATCTGAATAACGGCGTTCTCGAGAGAAGTTTCGTTAAGATCGGCTGCGACAGCAGGAGTGTTGCTGTTAACACCACCAGACACGAGCGGGTGTGAGGCTGAGAACAATGCCACACCATCACCACCAATTGCGGTAGTGAAGCCGGTGTTTAGCACGCCAGCAGCTTTAACCTGCTTGGTATATGCCATAGCGCGAGCCAAAGCTTTGGTGTAACGAGCTGACAGCGAGTCATAGAGGTTGTCCTCAATAGCTTCTTCTGTCAAGCTGAAACCCAAGGCGATGGTTTCGTGGTTATAGCGAGCGGTGAAAGCTTCCTGAGCGTTGTCATACGCAATGGCAGAACCTTCGTCCTTAACCGGTGCGGCTGAAAAGCCAGAGAGTTTCGTCTCTTCTTCGAATGAACGCTCAGAGGTCTCTGTATCGTAGATCTCTTTGTGCTCTTCTTGATAGGTGGAATACTCCAAACCGAATAATGCGTTCAATCCGGGGAGAAGCTCTTTAAGTAGTTGTGCGCGTGAAATAGCCATTTATGTGCTCCTTAGACGCCAGTCGTGTTGTTGTACTGGTGGATGTTGATCTTGACGATCAGTTCCACAAACGCATCAGCGCCAGTAGCGGTTTCAGGGACCACGTCAACGACGCGAATAGGCAATGTAGCGGTTGTGTTAGCTGATGAACCTAAAACTGATACACCTGAGTTACCTGTGGCTGGGGTGCCAGCGCCTTGGACAACCGACATATTAGCGCCGATAACCGCACGAGCAACAGCAGTAACAGCACTTGAGCCGTCAGTGGAAACAACCTTAAATACTGCATTAGGGTCGTCAACAACGTAAGCAACAGCATCAGCAGCTACAGTACCGGTAGGCCAGTTTTGAGCAAACTGAACTTGCTTGGTGGTGGGGTTGGTGTATGAACAACCAACAAAAACACCGACGGGTGAACCCGCTGTGGTGCCAGTGAATTTTTCAACAACGCCGGTTGCGACAACAGAAACCAAATCACCGTAAAAGACATTAGCTGCATAACCTGACGCGATTTTGATTTGGCGCGTGGCACCAGCGTAAGGCATACCGTCTAAACGATTGATTGGCTTGAAGCCGTAAGCAGCGCTAACAGTAGGATAAGCCATTTGTTAACTCCAATTTAAATTTAAGAACCTTTTCCAAAGCTCGTCGTGGATTTGCGCTCTGTAAATAGAGGCATCCTCGGGTCACTCTGGCGCATAAAGCTGTTATCGACCGACTGTGTCTGCTGGGTACTCTGGTTAGCGTAATATTGATTACGTTGCTGGACAAGCTCTGTCGGTGATTTACACAGCATTAGACCGCCAACCTCAATGTTTCCATTGTCACCGGATGTGCGATCTATAAATAATCTCATTTGTGGTTGCTCTTCGAGAGTTACTGGCTCCCAACCTTCCCGCATTTTAGTAGACACGTTCCGAGGATCGGCAGTGTTCAGCGTGGAAATACGCACCCAACGATAAGAGAAGCCTTCCTTTTTAATGGGTTCCGGGAGTAATTCCGGGGGTTTCCATTGTTGAGGACGCTCTGCTGTTTCGCGGTTTTGCACTTCACGAGGGATACGGTTTTCAGCCATTTTGGTTCTCCAGTTCAACCATTTTCTTAGCGTAAAGCTCAAGTGGTATTCCTAACCGCTTGGCTACGTTTTGTTGCGTTTTTGTCAGTCGAATTTTCTTCGGGGCTGACGTGCGTTGTGCCGAAGCTACAACGGATCTAGGGCGACTAGCCTTCGGTGCTTCTTCCGTGCCCACTTCAATATCATCAAAGCGGTCTGAGAATGCCTTCCTCATTGCGTTGTCGATTTTCTGATAATACTCAGAACTCTTCGTATAGCCTTCACCAAACTCACGCACTAACTTATTGTGCACTCCGTAGGCAAAGCCTGTCATATCTTCATCGCCGGGGCGTTCGAACCATTTATTGTTCTCGGCCCAACTAACAACCATCTCGTCCAACTGCGGTTGAGGTGCTTGCTTTTGTTCAGTATAGCCGGAATTTATCGGTTTTTGCAACTCGATAGGTTTAAAGCTATTAACCTGTTGCATTTCGAACTGCGCTTTGTACATTTCTTCTTGCGCGTTAACAGCGGCATCGGTGTCCCCTGCGTCCATAGCGGCTTTTAATTTGGCCCGTGCGTTGGCGATTGCAACTTCCGCCAGCGACTTAGACTTGTCGATATAGGCGTTCTGGCCCACGTTAACAAACTCTTGGAGCTTTTTGTTTTCGTCCGCCATAGCTTTAGCTGCGCGTTCGAGTTCCGCCATCTGACGTGATAACGCCTCTGCCTTACGCCGCTCGTCATGCCGTGCATGGGTTAACTCTTTTAGGCGCTTCTGCACCTTAGAGCTGTATTCGTTTAACTCCTCCTCTGAGGGCTCCTCAATTTCTCGCCCAAGGGGTTTGCGGTTCCTGTCTTCTGGTGGCGTGTCATCGACCACCTCGATTTGAGGCTTACCTTCTACCTCCTCATCAGTCTCAAGATCTAGCTCAAACTCTGGTGAATCGGCGCTGCCTTCTTTCGATTCGTCTGGGAATTTAAATCCGTTAGCCATTATCTACTCCTTATTTGCGCTTGACGCCACGGGGGTCGTCTACAACCGCCTCGATAGAATCATCGTTGATGAGCCTGAATTCCTTGCCGTGGATAACCAGCCTAGAACCAGAGTTAGGGCGAACCAAAACAAAGTCGCCTTTCTTGCACCACGGCCCTGTCGGGAACCGCGTGGGATCGGTATAACAATCAGGACCAAGATCCACCACAAACAGCACGGTGGTTAACACTTCTTCGTAGTGCATGGTCTCGTCGGCTTTTAGAATGCCGCTTTCAAACGCTTTTTCCGTGTCAGGAATGGCGCATAAAATACGGTACCCTGAAGGTCTAGGCAACTGCTTGGCCTTCTCTTCCGGTGCTGCCGTTGTGTTTATTGAACCCACAACCTTGGGGTTTTTAGGGTCGGTCGCGAGGAGTATTTCACTCATCGTTTTGCTCCAAGTTTTGTTTAAGGTCTAAAAGATCGCGCTCTGTGTGTGCTAGACCTTCAATTACGCCACACAGCCGTTGGTACTCCTCATAGCTTCTACAAGTGCCTGTGGACACCGCGTCAGCAATATCATTCATGCGTTCACGAATTTTTTTGCGTAGAACGTCTAACTCATTCATTGTTTACTCCCCGAGTAATTTATTGCTGCGGTCTTTTGCGGACTTAACTGCGTCTTCTACTGTGCTATGCACGCTGGTCGGTGATATTTCACCAGCCTTAAGCATCTTAACTAACGCGTCTTCCGAATACTCTTTACCGTCGTGTATGCTGGGCACGTTCACCCACTTTCCGTTTATTGGTAAGGTAACAGACAATTCTGAAACATTTTTCCCTTCATCTGTCCTGTATACCGGACGGCCCGCCGTTGTTGTTTGATCTGTGCGGCTACCCACCGCACCCCCTCCGTTGAACCCTGTTGGTTGTTGCGTTTGTTGCATCTGGGCTTTGGCTTTAGCAATGTCAATACCTGCACGTAGCCCTTCTGCTTGTTGCTTGGCTTGTAACTCACCTTGCTTTACCCCTGCCTTCAGGACTTCTAACTGCTGCTGAGATTCGAGTTTGGCCTTGGATTGCGCAGTTTGTGCACCGATACGCATACCTTCTCGCTCCATCTCAAGCTCCATCTTCTCGCGCTCAAGTGCCAACTTGTCAGCCTGAGCCGACGCGTCAACAATCATCTGCTTCTCTTTGATCTCAAATTC